GCCATGTAGCGGTCAACGGTCTCATCCCATGACTCCCTGCGATTCTCTTCAGGGATCCAGCGGGCGTAACGGCTCAGGGCGATGTATTTTTGGTATTCAGACATTTGTGTCATGTGTTGCGTTTCCTCATTGGTTTGGTTTTAAAAAGGGACATCATCGAAGGGGTCAAAACCCTCGGCTGATTGGGTTGGTGCGTCTTGTTTGTCGTGGTGTTTCATGCGGCCAGTCGCGACGTCGTACAACAGGTGGCCTGCTGGTCCTACTTGCCCGAATGGGCGGTTCTTCAATAGCCGGATCTGGGCGATGTCGCCCTCCGTCTCAGATTGCTGATCACGCTCGAGAGCAATGCAGACATCACTGAGCTGCTCGAGGGCTGCGGAGCCTCTCAGGCTAGTCAGTGAGATCTGTGCGCCTTCGTTGTAGGACTTGTCCCCGGAGCCTCGTTTGATATGTGACACGGCGATCACGCCGATCCCGGTGTTTTCACAAAGGGACCGTAGTTTCGTCATCAGCATGTCCAGCGACTTCCTCTCGTCGTCTGTGCCACCGCTGACAACCATGCTGACGTGATCGAGCACCACGAAATCACAGCCCAGCCCGACAGCCAGATAGCGAATTTTCGAAAGTAGTTTGTCGATCTCGGATGATCCGAAACTGTCATAAAAAGCCGAGGGCGCGACGACCTTTGCGAACGATGTGTCCCACTGGTCCTGCGTCAGGATCGTGGGCTCCTCCATGAGGTCACCGAGGGGCACGTTGTTGTCGATGGCGACCATTGCCTGCGCTGTCTTGGCGACACTCTCCTCAAGCATCACATAGCCAACTTTCTGACCGTGCTCGACTGCGAGGTGGTAACCGAGCTCCCGGGTGAATGTAGACTTGCCGATTCCTGACCCGGCGCAGATCATTACCAGCTCCCGCTTGCGCAGTCCTCGGATCATTGAGTTGAGCTGAGGGAATGGAATGGCGTTGCCTTTGGGTGTGACAGCCTGCAGCTCAGCGACTGTGAGCTCATGCCCTTGGACAATGCCCTCGGGACTGAACAGCTTGGCGTTGTAGACTGCGTGCTTCAGGTCCGAGACCCTTCCAGCCACCAGCATCTCGTTGGCGTCCTTGAGTGGTAGCTCGGCGATCTTGCACTTGCCGGGTGACAGCAGCGCAGCGATTTCCAAGGCTGCAGCACGCCCGGGCTCATCAGAATCCAGCAGCAGGACAACCTCGTCGAAGCCCTCACAGAACTCGAGGGACTTCTTGACGGCCTTGACGCCGCCGCTGCAGCCATTTGGCAGACTGACGACAGGCCAGTCCGGAGCGACCGTTGCATAGCTGAGAGCATCGATCTCGCCCTCGGTAATGACTAGGCGCTTGCCTGATGTTTTGCATTTGTTCTGGAATACCAGACCGCCAGCTTTGAGGTCGCCGAGGACCCTGAAGTCTTTACCCGGGAGCCTGAGCTTTTGGGCAACCAGTCGGCCCTTGCTATCAGTAATTGGGGCGATGTGGCACGGCTTGCCCTGATACTCCCCGACGGAATACCCGAGGGCCCGACAGGTCTGCTCGGAGATGCCCCGCTTTCTTAGGGCCTGATAGTCACCTTTTATAAAGTTGACGCCCGACGACGTCGTGTTTTGAGCCGTTTGAATTGGTGTAATCGGCTCACCCGAATCGGTGAGATTGACGTGCTTCTCGCACGCGAAACAGAATGAGTGGTCTGAGTAAATTGCGTTCGCGTCCGATGAGTTGCATGAGCTGCAGCTGCTGTGCTCGATGAATAGTGATTCGGTTGGTGTCTCCATTGGTGCCTCCTTAGTTTTGGCGGTTTGCTTGTTGGTTTCGATATTTGGCCCAGCGTCGGTGTTGAGCATCGGCTGACTTTTTTTTGCTGGCTGCGGTTTGCCTGCGTCCAAAAAAGGGATTTTTCTCTCCGGTTTTGGCTGCGCGCATTCGTTGCAGGCCCTCCTCGGTGTGGGTGTACCCGGAGCAGCCGCCATTTGCGCTGGTGCAGAGGTTGTACATTTGGGGATTTCTGGCAGCATCGAGGGCGATCAACAACCGCCCCTCCTCCTGCTGGTGGTCGCTGCAGTAGTGAAGGATTTCTTTATAAAAGTTGTGGCGACCGTATTTCTCGAGCGCCTTTTTGAGGGCAACGCCAGACCCGAGATAATTCGGGGTTTTGCCGCAATGGCTGCCGACATAAAATTTGTTATTGATGCGATTGGTCGTGCAATAGACATAGCTGATCGGTTTTTCTTCAGGCATGCGGAAGCCCTCCAAGGGCTGGAGCCCTGAGAGGGTTCGCTGTGTTTACTTAGTGAATCGAGGGGGTGGGATTTGTGAACTCGTCTCGAGCTTCAAATTCCTGATTGCGCCAGATAGCGAACTCCCGGAGCGTTGGTCGCTCGGGGTTCTTTAGCTCCTCGAGGTGCTTGATGAAACTGACATAGTCAGCAGCGAGATCCTCGACCTCGCAATTTTGCTCAAATGTTGAATCCATCAGTGATCATCCTTGTCGCGATTCATTTTCTCGCGGTACATTTTTTTGAAGTCCTCAGTCGAAATGTCCGGGTTGAAGTCTGAGCCTGCAAACCATGCGCCCGCATAAAGCAGCGCAATGCCGAGGACTAGGAGCAAAATCCCACAGAACATGTTCAGGTTGCCAAAAATAACGCGCAGTTTATGAGTGAAGTCCCGCATCGGTGTCTCCTTTAAAAAAATACCGGGCGTACTTTTGCCCCGTGATGTCTCGCTTGAAATCCGTCGTTATCTTCAGCCCTGCGCGACGCAGTCGGCTGATGTTGCTGGTGATCGATCGGACCTTGTAAAGGGTCGCCGCTTCGACTGCGGTGATTGAGCCAACTCGACGGAGGTGGTTCTCTAGGCTTGAGTCTTGTGGTTGCATGGTGGAATCCTTTTTGGTTCATAGAAGTTGATTAAATGTTGAGCTCAGGGTGATAAAAGAGGCGAAGGCTAAAAAGTAGGCCAGCGCTCTGATGCGCTTCGGGGCTCTGTGGTCTTGATTGTTCAATGTTTCTCTGTAACCTCGTATAGATAAACGTGAGACCCGGGGGCCTCACTGGTTAAGGGGTCGCAATAGCGCTTGAATGCGTGGAGGCTGACCACTTGCACGTCGTCGTTCCAAAATGTTCCTGACTTGGTCATGACGTCCATGACGCCCTTGACGTAGTTGTCCACATCTCCCCGGGGGTGTTTTAGCTTCCCGCTTTTGGGTTTTGTGCAGACGGTCTCGATCAGGATGGCGACAGGTCCCGTGATGGGTGGCCTCGCGTCATATGCGTTTGCGTAGGGTTGCGCCAGTTGACGGAACTCGGTGTAAGGTTTCCCGAAATAGGTCCCCCACTTGGTGACCCTCGGCCTTGACGCTGGCCGGGGCTCCACCGGGATCGCGAAGTAGCGGACATCGTCCGACTGCCTTCGCATTGCTTTCAACATTGTGGCGACTGACTTTTTTACAGCCTGAGACATTGCGGACCTAGAGGTCGTCGATGTCGATCGGGCTGCCTGTGGAAACCTCAGCCTCAAGGACCTCGGCGTCAGCGTCAGGGGTAAAGCCGTCGTCGTCGCCGAACACTGAAGCAGCGTTTCCGGGACCATTGCCGCCTGCGTTGTTCTTTGAGATCAGCTTGACCATGTCGAGGTAAAAACTGACGCCCTTCTGGGCTCCGTTGTACGCCTTGGCAGCTCCTGCCACCCGGATGGTGTCACCGGACATAATAATAATGCTCTCAGGGAGTGGGTTGTTCTTAGCGTCAACCATGCTCGGCTGCCGGACTGACTTCATGGTCATGTAGACCATTCCGAGATATTGCTCTTTCCCGGATTCGTCGCCGTCTTTTAACGGGTTGTGAAATCCCGGGGGGATCTTGTCGCCGAATTCACGCTGCGCGGCGTCTTTAATAGTGGCCTTGAGCGTGGCGACCATTGGGTCGTCCTTTTGGAATGCGACGGTCACTTTATATTTGCCGTCCGAGTATTCCGACCCGGTGTCGGGATTGTTGAGCCATGCGAAATGAGCGGTGCCAACAGTGGTGGCGAAATTGACATACAGCGATTTTTTGGTAGACATAGAGAATCTCCTCAATGGTGTCTGAGTGGTTGGGTTTTGGGTTGGGGGTTGTTGCGGTTTGGTTAGTCCTTGGACGGACCTTTTTCGACGAGCTCGGTGACTGTGTTTTGATAAATGTCGAGCAGTACGCTGATCTCTTTCAGCCTCATTTCGCACGCTCTGAATTCCGCAGTCAGGTCGTCGGCTCTGGCTATAAGAAACTGAACTTCAGGTTCTAGGTCCGCGAGCTCATAGTCCTTCTCATTAATAGTGACGATGGTTGTCTCCTTGGTTGGGTTTGGTGGTGGTAGTCGATGGAGGTGACTAGCAGATCAGGGCCTTCAGTAGCATCAGCAGCACAAAGGCTGGGGGTAGCCAGCTCAGGTCTGACGTCGTCGACTTCTTCATTGCTTCTCCATCTCGATGGTCCCATCAGGCCTGACCCAATAGGGTCCAGATCTGGGCCTCGACAATGAGCTCACATATTCATCAACCGTGGTGATCTTCGCCTTCCTGTCGATCTCTGCATTTGTCATGTCTATCATTCGGGGGCTGCTTGGTTTATTCATAATTACTCCTTGACACAATGTGTGTGTCTTAGTGACTTAGAGACTGGGGGGTCCTCTATAGGGCGGTGTTTTGTGACCGATTGCCGCAGGCCGCATTCTCGCTGGGTTTTAGCGAGGCAAAAAAAAGGCCCACGAGGGGCCAAAGGGGGGATTGCTAGGGGTGATTATTTACAGCGACGGAGGCCCTCTGTGAGGCACGCATCGTGCATTGGGGTGTTAGGCATCAGGTCAGCCAGCATCGCATTGAGCTCCAAATCTGAGAACGCTCGGACCATCTCCTCGCGTAGTTCATGGATGCTCATGCTGCACCGACCTTGATGCTCAAAGCATGCAAAGGCGTGGGGCACGGCTTGCCTTTTTGTGGACGCCCTTCCCACGCTGCCGACTGGTCGACCAAAATCTTCAACCAGCGCAGCGTCAGGCCGTAGTAGCTGACTGATCTGTAGTCGCCACGTCCGTGGACGTCGTTGCTGTGGATGATGTTGAGGGCGCTGGTGCCGTTTGGCATGGTGTACTCGATGAGGGCCTTGTGCTTCCAGACAGCGAGCACGATGGCCTCACGGTCCAGCTGGTTGCGGTATACATTTAATTCGTCGTTGATCTGTAGCATGGTTGTCTCCTGATGGCCCCGGAGGGCCTGTTGGTTTTTATGCGTTGCGGTATTGAACAGCTTGGACACAGTTGCGGATGCCTTCCCACCCGGTCTGCGCGATGCGCACTGCGGTTGCTGCTTGTGCGCGAGTGGCATTGACACCCAGCTCGTCGGCTGCAAACTCAGCAGCTTCCTGAAATGCGCGCTTCCAGCAGCAGCTGAATTCGTAAGACGTCAGCGCAGCCTCTGCCATTTGCTGGATTTCAAACTCTGATAAAAAATTGGTTTTCATAATGTCTCTCCGGGGTTAGTAAGTCACTGTGGTATGGCCCTTATTATAATTATAGTGAGGGACCTTTCAACAACTTTGCATTATAAAGTCACTGTATTTTCAAAGTGAAAAAATGCCGGGATTTCTTGGATCTGCCCGGTGATGTGGAAGTCGCTCGGCAGGACATAAAATTTTCCGCTGTTGAGACTTCCGACCTGCGGATTCTGCTGCAGCCATGCCCGGACCTTTTTGGCGTACTGCAGGCGCTCGATCCCCTTGCGGTTCTCGGCAGCCTGTCGTCGGATCGCGGCGTGTTCTTTGGTCAGTTTTTTTGCGCGTGCTTCTGAGTGTGTCATGGTTGTCTCCTGATGGCCCCGGAGGGCCGTGTGATTGATTAGCAGAATTTTGCGAGGTAGTTTGAAGTCGAGCGAACTGCTGCAGCCTCAGTCTTAAAGTGGCGGCCTTTATAGTGATTGATCACTGTTTTGTATCCGTCTCTCTCGATGCGAACGATTAGGGCATAAAAGCTGCCGTCTGAGTCTTTGCTTATTGCTGCTTGGTAGTTGCTCATTTTGTCTCTCCGGGGTTAGTAAGTCACTGTAGTATGGCCTCTATTATAGTGATATTGAGGGACCTGTCAACAACTTTATAACATAAAGTCACTGTCTTTTAGGCGCAATCAAGCTCCTCATCACAGACATGGCAGCACTTGAACTCATAGGTCTCCCAGACCGTCTGATCGCCCATGTCATAGCTTTCCCGCTCCTCTCTGACATAGAACTCACCCTCATACCGGGAGGCGTCACAGCGGGCACAATGGCCCTCTGGCTGGGGTTCTTTTTTCTTCCCGAATATAGCGTCAAAATTATTGTTGAATCGTTCTTGATTTGAGATACGTTGTGCGGACCCTTTGCCGCCGTGGTGTTGTCCGTGCATTTAACAGACTCCTAAATTGATGCAATCGTTGAAGGCCATTTCGGACCCTATAAATCTGAGCATTGGGGTTAATCCACGCCAAAGACCACTTAACAAAAACCTTTAGCGCGCCTTAATGCAAGATGATTAATAGAGACCTGCAGCGAGCAGGCCCATCAAATAATCCTTTTCGTGGTTAGTAAGTCACTGAATGTGCGAGTATAAAAACACACACCCAGCGACCGGTAAATAACTTTATAATGCAAAGTTACTGAACTTCTCAACTAAAAAAATAGGGAGCCTCTTCAATCTCCTCGATCCGGTACTCACCACGCGCTGGTGGCTCTGGAAGGTCCAGACCGCTGAGCTCAACCATTTGCTCGTGGAACGCTTGGATCTGGTCCTCCTGAAAGATCTCCAGAGCTGAGAGTCTCAGGGCTGCATTGAGGTCGTCGATCGCGCTGGCGTGCATTCCATAGCTGTCGTGTATCATCGCAAAATCCGTGTGCCCTTGGTTCGCCATTTTCTCAACGGTGAGCTGCAGCAGCGCCCCATCGAAGCTGTGGATTATGTTCGGGGCACTCGATTGAGCCTGTCGACGCGCATCGAGCCCGAGTTTCTGGTCCTCCATGTGCAGAACCACATCACCGAGGACAGTCTTGATCTCGCGCTTCGACGTTTTGTTGTAGGCCTGAGTCACTCGAAGCCCCATCGGGGTCGTCCATGAAAGTGGCAGCTCAGCCTTGGCAATGATTCCGCTCACTTTTTGGAAATAGCTCATAATCTCGACGGCCTTTCCATTGACCGACGTCATCGCCTCGAGGATGCAATCTGTCATGTAAACGCTCGCATCCGCCCGACTCGCGCACTCAAAATCGTTGCAGTGCTTATCACCGACCAGCTGCTCGGCAATGCCTCGAGGTGTCACACCATAGGGGACACACATCACAGCACGTTTGACCAGTCCACGACTTTTGCCCGGGTTATCCAGTAGCCTTTCGAGCCACTCTGCGGCGATCTCAGACCCTCCAGCCTCGCGTGATAGGATCGATAGGACCGACGCAGCAACCGTCGCATAAAGGTCAAAACGCTCGTCCTTGGCCGTGCAATTGGTCGCCTCAGCGCCGACCTGATCTTTGCCCAACATACTCAAAATCTGCATTCCGTTGGTCGTGCCATCGATGGCGACCGGGATGTGTGAAACGAACGTCGTCGGGTCCCCGGATTCATGAGCTCGGGCGAGCTCTTTGGCAGCGGCGAGAAACAGCAGGGGCTCGGCAGCGGCTGTCCACTCCTCGTTGGTCAGCGGGTCAGAAGCCACACGGATCATCAGGTCGAGGTTGAAAGTGGCCCACAGCTCCCGATTAAACAGAGTCTCTTTGTCCTTGCCATAGCAGTTGGCTGCGTGAATCTTGAGCCACTTGAGGCCAGACGTCCCGAGCTCTTTTCCTTTGGCGAACATGAGTAGAGCCTTTGCAACCTGATCACCTTGGGGCGTGAGCTCCTTGGGGTACGGATACAAGCGACCGCGAAAATCTGCAAAATGTGGAAACGCAAATTCAGAGTGCTGCGCCATTTTGTGAGCGATCTCGATCTTTCGACGGAATGCTCCATGCTTTCCCCGGGCGCTTGCGATCTTCTCGATGGCGTCCTTTCTTTTTGAATGGTATGCGCTGCGCTCTTTTTTACTCAGTGCGGCGTAGGCGTCAGAGTTAAGCGCCGGGGTCACCTGATGGCAGGCCTGAGTCACACCGCCGACCTCTGCTCCGGTCCCATAGAGCATGTCGACGACCATCAAAATAAACGGGTTAATTTTCCACATCGTCGCCTGCACATTATTGACGGCGCTGAGGAATCGCTCCGACGCCGCTGTTTTATCAGCTGAGGTGTGTTGCATTTGGTGGTTGCTGAATAATGGCGACTCGATATGGTGATAGCCTCCCCGAACCTTTCCGTCGACATATGCAAACGGGACCGGAGCGATCAACGTCGGAAGCATGTACGGGCTCTGAAGCTCTGCAAAATCTTCACAGCTCTGGTATTCCGACCACGCCTCCTCGGTCAAATAGAAAAACCTCTGCGTTTTCCCGAGCTCCCTTTTCGTTTCATAGTTAAATAGGCCCGGGTTGGCTGCTACCAGAATGTCGATTATCTTGAAGCCAATCTTCACGACGTCTGTCCCCCAGTCAATGTTGGCGTAGTTGTCGAATTTCTTTTCCCAGCGCGCCAGCTTGCGGTTGTTTATTTGACCCTTTGCTCGTGCAATTAACAGCTCGGCGTATGACTTTTTGACTTGGTCCCCTTTGTCGTTTAAAACTCCAATCGATTCCGCTTTGGACTTTGCTTTCCAGTTTTCAAATTTCAGTTGCTGGCGCAGAGCTTGCCCGATGCTTTTGGCCAATCGGTTGAGCCCGGCCTTTCGGGTCAGCAGCGAGGTCTGTTTGCGTGATAATCCTGAAACGGTGTCGGAGGAACCCTCGGAGCAAAAAGCGAAGGCTTTATTCAGGGCGATGACTGCGGTCTGCTCAGCAGACACCAGCCCGATCATATAGACCCAATTATCAACACCACCGCCGTGCGTGTTGTTGAACATTAAATCGTCGACCTCGAGGTACGCCTCATTGATTGCAGCGATGGTCCGAGGCAATGCGTTGCTGATTAAACGCTGGCCACCTGTCGTGCCGTTCATTGACTTCTCGACCATTGCTTTCTGGTACTTTGCAACACCCTCCTCGACTTGGTGGTTTTCCCATCTGATTTGCTTTTCAAGCATTTCGACGCTAATTGTTTTAGTGTTCATGGTGTAACTCCTTTTGGTTTCTTTGAGGTTCAAAAAACAGACCGCCCAGCAAATTACTGGGCGAAATGTTTGATTCGGTGTAGGGTAGCAAGTTACTGAATATAAAGCTACGCAATAAACTCAAGCACTAGCAGATAAAAGTCTTTTATTTTTTGTCAATGCAGGATGGCGAATTCTGCCCCTAATAATTGACCATTCGGTGCATCGTCGTAATTTGGTCGAGGGAGCAGATTTATGAATTTTGGACAAAAAAAAACCCCGAGGTCTCACGATCTCAGGGTCGGGGTTTTGTAAGGTTTACATTAATATGTACATTAAAATGTACTTTGTATACATTTATGTGGACTTAAAAGTGGCAGCGGCCTCGATGATCTCTTTCATGAGCTGCAGCCTGTAGCCTTTGAAATATAGCTTCCCGGTCATCGCGTCGCCCTTCCCGGCCTCATGGCCAACCAGCCACGCAACCTGCTGCTCAGTGTATCCGGCGCGCTGGGCCTCTGTGATAAAACTCACCCGGAGGGAATGGAACACAGTCTGACGACAGTTGATGACTTTGGCCTTCGCTTTGCCGAATCGTTTTGAATAGGCCCCGTGCTCGGACCATCCGGGTTGCTGCTCGAGGACGTCGGCGAGTAGGTGGTCTGGTATTGGGACAATTCTATTTCCGGCTTCGGTCTTCGCTCCTTTATAGCTCGCGCTCTCCTCGAGGACCAGACAGTGGATTCCCTCGTGGATCTGCAGCTGCGCGTTGAACACCTCAGACAGGCGCATCCCGGTGTTTATAGCGAGGACTGCTGGCAGGTGGTCCTTAGCCTTTAACAGGCTCAGAATGGACCTGAGCGTCTCGTGCGGCATCATCTTGTAGCTCTTGGTGTCTTTCTTGCCGAGCTTGATTCCTTTGAAGGGATTCACCAGCTGGTCATTTATGAGCTCCCGGTCCTGCGCGTACTGATAGACAGAACCGAGACAGCTGAGGTAGGTGTTTTTCGTGCTGTTGCTTTGGGTCAGTGTGTCGATCCACCGAACGACTGCACCCTTCCGGATTGCCTCGAGAGAGCCATCGACACCCGGACCCATAAACAGGTCGACGGCGACGGTGTATTTGTCGAGGTGAAGGTCCGTGATCGTTCCGCGCTTGTGCGGTATCACTGCAGCCAGTGCGTCCCGTATCGAGTAGGCATATTCCTCGGGAGGCGTCTCAGACTTGGTGGCCGCCCGCCACGCCCAAAAAGCAGCCCGGTCGGCAGCGCTGAAACCACGCAGGGCATCGACGGCCTCGTCCTGCGTTTGGGCGCCGCTGAGTGACAGGGCGTCGACCACAGGTTCTGGAACATGCTCCTGACTCTCTGTCAGATCCTGACCATTTAGCTCCGCGAGTTTTTTGGCGTAAATATCCGGCGATCTATTTGTTGCGGATAGTGCAGCCCATTCTCCGAGAATTAGGTCGCGCTTGTTCATGGCGACGGATCGCTCGGAGGTGTGCAGGTTGATGCTGATTGTCTTACTGCCGAGCTGGTCGTGCAGCTTTTTTGGGGGCCTACGTTGGAACCAGTAGACATTGTGTCGGCGTTTTATGTATGATGCGCGCATTCGAGATCTCCGATGAGGTTTCGAATGATTGTAGACAGGTTTGTAGACAGATGCAAGCTATAGAAAAGGCCAGTGTTTAGTGGGTTTGCGGGGTTCAGGTCAATTTTGTTGAGGGTCCCTCATCCCCGACCACTTACACAAATTCAACAAAATCAAGCACTTACGATTATTTTATTTCAAGTTGTAGACAGGTTTGTAGACAGTTTTGTAGACAGTAATCGCGTCATATTTAAAATAATTTCACGACATTACATACCACGAGGGTCGCTCCTTTGTCTGGTACCCAGCCTGAACTCTCTGCGTGGAGCAGCTGGATTACTGTTGCCCCTTCCATACCATAACGATCCAAGCGTGCGACGCTAAGGTTGACCGGGGGCGTTGTGAACTCTAAACATAGTTGAAGGTTAGTTCCTGACCTTTGATTATTGTCCATGCTTAAATTCTCCGGGCTCGGTTAGCCACCAGACCAACTCCATTGTTTTGGCCAAACCATTGGCCCCTATTTCGTAATTTTTATTCATCCAGTATGCTCCTATATTTACATTTGCGTTGAAGGGTTATGCAACAGTATATAGGTCAACAGACTAGAATGTATAGCAGTTACTTATAGTTGCACGACTATCTATTTTTAAAGTAGCTGTATATACTCATTAAAGTGATATAAACACCAGTAATTGGAGGTATTTAGTATGAATAAGCAAGGCAAAAGAACTGAGGAGTCGCTGCAATTACGCAAAGAAGGCGGCTTGTTTTTAAAAACATTACGACAGCACCGGGGACTCACACAGCGTGACATAGCTGAGGCTCTAAAATTAAATTACTATACAATGATTGCACAAATAGAAAGCGGAGCAGCGCGTATCCCTCCAGATCATTTTGTGGGCTATGCGAAAGTGCTTCGAGTGGACCCCCCGCTATTCATCAAAAAACTGATGGCATATTATGACCCGGTTACATACTCAGGATTATTTGGCAGCGTATACATATCGATGACCGATTTGCTGGACGTCTGATTGCAAAAAAAAACCCTCTTGCGAGGGTTAAATCTTAAAATAATATTCTTATAAATGAGGCCAGAGAGCCCCCGTGCGTGTAGCCTGCTGTTGCTATCTGCAGCGCGATGATCAGTTTCAGCAGCTTCTCATGAGCTTTTTGACGTGATGCGATCGCAGCGGCTGCGTCACGGAGTTGGTAGTGGGCCTCAAGTTTATTCCGTAATTGGTAAGCGTTTTGCTTCTCAATTTTCTCCACCAGCGAGGTGTAGTGATCACTCATATTTCAACCACTTAAAAGGTTAAGGTTTGGAGCCCAGAGCCTTGACGGATCGGAGCCCGAATGTTGCTGCAACACATCCCATGAAGCAAAATTGATACCACTCAGGCAGCGTGCTCATGACCTCAAAGGCTCCGGTCACCTGATTGATCATTTCCGGATTGCCCCATACTGCAGCATAGAAAATAACTATCAGCGGCGTCGTCAAAACGATGACGAGGAACTCATCCTTCAGAGAGGTCGCCATATCCGTTGCACTGGCGACATCAGCTGCGCGCTCACCTGCTATAATTGCCAGATCTTTGGTCAACTTCGCGTTGCTTTTCGCCTTACGATTTGACAGCCAATCAGATCCAAGGGACGTGACGGCTTTCAGTACAATTTTCCACATAATGTGATCCTTTATATTTTATCATTGTGCATAACGCCTGACAGAGTTAGGGCTCTTTGGCCAACTTGAATGGACCATTTTGAGTCCATCATCTCGAGCGCCGCGAGTTCATAATTACGGTCTTCGAGAGCTGCGTGCATTCTCTTAAACCCAGCAAGCCGGGTTGGGCCCATATTCACCATCATGTCGATCAGCACAGCCTTGCGCTCACCGCTCAGGTTCCAATAATAGGGGTAGCCATGCAGAAGCTCCTCGGCGTCAGCGATGTCATTGCTGAGCAAATACGTAGCCTCTGGTTGTGAAATACCTCTCGATTCTAGGTTGCGGCCATAGCCTATGGTCTGGATTCCCAGACTGTCGGCATAGGGGAATTGTCGGAACCCCTCATGCTCTTGTAGTAGCTCGAGAGCTTGATTTTTATATTGCATACTAATCCTTTGGGAATTCCGTTTTCACAGCGAGCAGCGCTTGATACAAGCCACCGTCGGTGTTGAGAGTCCCGGTTGATATGTCGTGAAAAAGGAGGTCGAGCTGGTCCCCGATGGCGGGGTATGCCCGGACTCGCTGCTGTTGATATGTTGGCTCAGGTAGGGTTCCTACTGAAACCCGGACAACAGCACCCAGCTCCTCGATGTAGCGATCGCCAGCAATATCGGTTGGTCCTATCGCAGGATTTTCACCGATATAAGGCAACCAGCCAGACTCCCCAGCCATTCCTGCCTGGGGGCCTAGTGTCACCTGTTCGGCGTCGTGGTCGTACTTTACAAATAAATCCATAATTACCTCAATGACATCATGATGCCGGACACGTTGTAGATCCGATCGTAGGACCAATCTTTACTAGGTTGCGAGTACGGCATTCCTCCGTTGCTAACTTGATTAAACAGCCTGACCCTGATCTGACAGTCCACGGAGTGTTGTGTGGAGTCATTCAGTGCCCCATTGAGGGCAAACTGGTAAGGGTCATAATCTGACTTCGATCGGAAAAAGAACTCGTTTACTAGCGTATAGCTCGTCGGAGGTGGGGGTATTGCAAGAGAGCGATTTACTAAGGCCAATATTGGACCAACGCCCGAGACCGGGTCCTGTTGGTAGGTAATGGTAGTTTTATTTGTCGCCGAATTATAAAAGGAGTACCACACACTTCCAAGGATTCTGGTGGAGCTGTAATATTGGTCCATCAGCTGCGTTCCGGCTGCAATATAAACTTGCCCGGAGACTGTCACCGAACCTGTGCCCCCCATATATGGACTACTGAACAGCTGCGGGCTGCTAATTGCTCCATACGATACATTTCCCGATGATGGAGCATTAACCCGCATCCACAGCTCGAGCTTATAGACATCATCGTTCTCGAACACCCCCCAGCCTGTTGCCGAGATATACGGCTTTCGCAGTATGTCTGCGCTTCCAGACGCCGGGATTGTGCCTTCAAAAATCGTGAAGCTGCTGGCGCCGGTAAGGTACGGAATATTCTGAGTCGTTTGCTTTTTAAAAGGCATCAGCGTGTTGATATCGCCGCTCAGGTTACTCACAAAAAGGTTGTCAGCATTCACCAAGTTAAAATCCAGAGTACCGCCTGAGATCCTTCCAGCTGAAATTGATCCAGTCGTTATTCGCGAACCATTAATTGTCGTTGTATCAGTTTGAATGGCTGCAGTAACTTGGGCGGCTGTTTGCAGATTGGAAATGTCTGGGATGTCGCTGTCCAAAGCAAAACCGCTGTCGTTGTTTAGGTCCGAAATGTTTTTACCTGACAAACTGATCCGAGCGGCGTTGATGGTCCCAGTGGTAATGCGAGCACCATCAAT